GTACCACTATTATTAGTTTTAAGTTTAGTGGGGTGTAGTTCACTTGAGATTAGGAACTTAGGTAAGACTGGTGTTACTACAGGTGTTACATATTTAGTTGCAGGACCTATCCCTGCTGTTGCTACCTTGGCTACCTCGATGGCTTATGATGAGGTTATTCCTGATAAGCCTAGTATTGATAAGATAGAGAATAAAGAACAAGCAGTAGCGTATGTACTTGAGAAAGGAATTGTGTGGTCGGTAGTTGGTTTTATAGCTTTCCTATTAATCACTAATGTATTAACTCCATTCATAACTAGAAAATGGGGTTACAATGAAGCTAAGAATAAATACGGGAGAAGAAAAGATGACTGAGTTACTAGATAAGATTAAATCAATGAAGAAGACTACTCTTGCAGTAATCGGTATATTCGCAGTAATTGNGGTTATGGTGGTTAATGTAGGTACAGAACAACTACCTGTATGGGTATATGTTCACCATAGGATGAAGTGATGAGTAGATTGATATTATTTATTGCTATGCTTGTGTCTATGACAGCAATAGCCTTCTTTAATATGCCACAACAGATGTACCAAGCAGGTAGTAAGATGATGTTTCCTGCTCAAGATGTAACGAAAGCACAGCCACAGACATTAGTATGTGATTGTAATTGTAATAAATAGGAGAAGAGAATGTTAAGATATGAAATGCCTAAAGCACCTGCGAAGAAAGAACCTGCTAAGAAAAAGAAAGCTAAGTAGTTGATTTAACTACATAAATAGTATTATAATGTCAACAAACGGAGAACCTTATGACCTTTAGAGAACTCATTAATGAAGTCCTAATCAGGTTGAGAGAAGACACCATTGCTACCGACTGGTCGGGTAATATCAATGATAGCACAACAGTAACTGACTATCAAAAGGTTATTGGCTCACTGATTAATGACTCTAAACGTAACATAGAATCATATCACGACTGGTTAGTCCTACGTGAAACTGTAGATGTAGCTACCGTATCTGGTACTAGAAACTACAACCTATCCTCTGGTCAAGAGATTAAGATTATTGATGTTATTAATCAATCTACTGGTGTTAAGCTAGTACAAGTATCAAGACAGTACATCAACTCCACGCTTTATCCAAGTGAGAACTCAGGTGAGCCTTTGTACTATGCTTTCAATGGTGCTGACTCTTCTAACAACCTCAAAGTAGATTTAGAACCTAAACCTAATTCAGTACAGACTATTTCATTTGACATAGTTAAATTCCAAGATGAATTAAAAACAGCTACGACTGTATTAAAGATACCTGAGAAGCCAGTTATCTTAGGTGCTTGGGCTAGAGCTATTTCTGAACGAGGTGAAGACGGTGGTACGCAGACAAGTATCGTAGCAGCTGAAGTATCTGAATCGCTGAACCAAGCTATTATGTTAGATAGTGGAAATACTCAATATGAATCTGATTGGTTTGTTAAGTAATGGCTAAAGAACTCTCATATAAACCTCTTAATGATATTGGTATTAATGGTCTTAATACTCAATCTAACCCAGCTACATTAGATTCTAGTTGGTTAATAAATGCTGACAATATTGTCCTTAGAGAATCAGGTCGTATCTCTTTTAGGAAAGGTTTAAAACAGAATATACTAAAAACAACTGCTAAGATAGGTTCTATTGTAGAACACAAAGATGTCTCTACTAATAAGATATTTGCAGGTGTAGGTACTAAGATTTATACAGTTGACTTTACAACACCTGATGTTCCTTGGACTGGTTCTTTTACAGCAGGTACAGCTTCTGACTGGCAGTTCGTAAACTTTAATAAAGGTTTATACGGATTCCAAGCTGGTAATCCACCTATTAAATATACATCTTCTACATGGGCAGTCACTACTAATAAGCCGACAGGTGTAACTACATTCGACCCTAGCTGTGGAATGGGTTACTACGGTAGAAACTGGGTAGGTGGTGTCACTGAAGAGAAAGATGTAGTTTACTATTCAGATACTTTACTTGGAGATACATGGACAGGAGGTTCTTCTGGTTCAGTTGATTTAAAAACTGTATGGGGTACAGATGAGATTGTAGCTATCGCTCCTTTTTATGGTCAGTTAGTTATATTCGGTAAACATAATATTGCTATTTATAAAGATGTAACAGACCCCTCATCAATGTCATTGACAGAGGTTATTAGAGGTATCGGTTGTACTTCAAGAGATACAGTTATAGCTGTAGGTGATGATTTATTATTCCTATCTGATACTGGACTTAGGTCTTTAAACAGAACAACTGAGTTAGATAAAGTACCATTAACTGAATACTCGGTGAATATAAAAGATACATTAATTAGAAATATCTCACAAAGCTCTGCTGTTAAGGGTGTTTATGTAGAGAATGAAGGCGTGTATGTTATGTCTTTTATTACTCTTAACATTACTTACGTGTTTGATATGAAACACCTTACACCTAATAAAGTACCTAGGATTACAACTTGGACATTTGATTCAGATAGAGAACCCACAAGTTTAGCTTACACAGAGTCTAAGGGTTTTCTAGTAGGACAGGAGGTAGGTTCGATTGCTGCTTATGAGGGCTACTTTGATAAAGATTATGTGAGTGGTGGTACTTATACATCTTCTTCTTATACTGGTAGTTTTAAGACTATTTGGATTAATTTAGGTGATTCAGTAGGAGCTTCTTTATTAAAGAAACTAAAGGCTATTATCAACGGAGGGTCTGGAACATCAGTAGGTGTTAAGTGGTATAAAGACTTTAATGTTGTACCTTCTAAGACACAGACTTTCTTATTAAATCCTACTACTACAGGAGCTGTGGCTTTCTTTGGAGCTTCTACTTCTTTATATGGAGCATCTAAGTACACTCCTTTATATGGTTTAAAAGAATACAACATACCGTTAACAGGTAGTGCTAAACATTTACAGGTTGAGATGAGTGCTGAGACTAATGGTTATGTAGCTTCATTACAAGCTATGACTTTATTATTTAAACAAGGGAAAATACGATGAGTAACTATACAATAGCGGTAGCCTGGTCAGGTAAAGATGCCTTATCGGATTCAAACCCAGCTAAGGTAATTTCAGGTTCAGACTTTAACACTGAGTTCACAGCAGTACAAACAGCAGTTAATACTAAAGCTAACTTAAATGGTTCAGCTTCAGAATCCTTCAGTGCTATAACAGCAGCTGCTGGAACTAATACGACACAGGTAGCTACAACTGCTTTTGTTGAAACTGCAACATCAGCAGCAAATATTGCAGATACTGTTTATCCTGTAGGTGCTATCTTTACAACAGTAACTGCTTATGCTGATTCAGCAGCAGTGGTTGCAGCAATAGGTGGAACTACTTGGGTTGCTTTTGCAGCAGGTAAGATGCTTATCGGTCTTGATTCTAGCGATACTGACTTTGATACTGTTGAAGAGACTGGTGGTACTAAGACTCATACATTGACAGAATCAGAAATGCCTTCGCATCAGCACTTTATTGTTGATAACGGAACTGTGGCAGAATCAGGAGATATAACCGCATCTAACACAGTATCAGAGATTGCTACACAAGGTGGCTCTACTTATCAGTCTTATGTAATGAGACCAGGAACGGGAGATGCAGAAGTTGGTCTATCGTCAGTGACAGGTGGCGACACAGCACATAGTATTATGAATCCATACATCGCAGTATATATGTGGAAGAGAACAGCTTAATGAAAGACTTAGATATTCAGTTACCTATATTTAAAGATAACCTGAACTACTGGTTACAAGGTAATGGTAATGCTATAGTGTTCTGTTTAGATATGATTAAAGCTATTCATTTGTGGGATGATTTAATTGATAAAGATACAGAGATTGAAGATGAGGATATAAATGATGTATTCACTTTCTTAATGGTAGATATGCCTTTGAATCCTTTCTATGCTGTGAATCAAAGAGACTTAGCACCTATGATGAATACTATAATACTTAAATGGCATACAGCTAATGTCTTTGAGAAAGAGAAGAAGGTTAATGATGTTGATAAAGCTTATATGCTAAGAGCTGAACTCTATCAACTGTTTGTTTTATGTGCTACTTTGATAAGTGGCAGAGAATGGGGTAGGGAAATGTCTATACATATATGGAGACTCTATGGTGAGTCAGTTAAAGAACTAAAGAAGGAGGTGAAAGATGCCTAGTATCGGAAGTGCGGTAGGTGGTCTTATAAGTTTAAGAGGTCAAAGTAAAGCAGCATCAGCTCAATCCGCTGCAAGTGCCTCTGCTGAAAGACAGGCTGAGTTAGCTTATCAGAGGACATTACCTTGGGATGTTAAAGGTAACTTCGGTGAAGCTCAGTTTGATGAGGAAGGTAGACAGCTTGATATGAGTTTATCAGCACCGTGGCAAAGTGAGTATGACCTTGCTATGGCTGGAGCTGGTAAACAACGAGGGTTTATTGCTGGAATGGAAGCAGACCCTATGGCTGCTGGTAAGAAGTTCTACGATATGCAGAAAGCTATCTATGCTCCAGAGCAAGAGAAGCAAAGACTAGCTTTAGAGAATAGATTATTAGGTCAAGGTATGCTAGGTTCAACTGGAGGTGCTAATCGGTCTGAAGCACTTCTTAAAGCTCAAGCTATGCAAGACTTAGAAGCTCAGTATTCTGGCTTAGATAAAGCTCAAGGTATGATTGATACCTATAGAGGAAGAGCTGCTACAGACTTAGGTATGGCTGAAACTATCGGTCAGTTACCTCAGAAGTATGCTGAGACAGGTAGAGGTATTGGTACTGGTCTTGGTTCTATTGCTGGTACATCTGCTAAGTTATCTAGTGCAGCTGCTCAAGCTAGAGGACAATCACAATCTAATAGAGCTTTAAGCAATGCTGGTATGTTTAGTAACTTAACTAATCAATTACAAGCTAATAGTAATGCTTATAACTCAGGGTTTAGTAGCGTACCTAATCAATACTCTGGTTTCGCTTCTTCTTATAATCC